TGGGTCCCCAGGACAACAAGCAAACATGCTCTGTATTGCTTTTACTGTAAGCAGCAAAACGGAAAATATTACAAGGTTATGGATGAGAGACTGGAATTTACCGAGAACTGGAACGGTAAGCTGAATTGTAGCACTTTTACGACTATGAGGCTGCATAACCCGCAAAAATATTGTGTGGGAGCTATAAAGCAAATTTACCTGAATGGGATATGGAAAGGTAACGCAAAGGTGATAGATGTAAAACGCATCTACCTGAAGGACATAAACCTTTATGTTGCCAAGCTGGATACAGGCTTACCGATTGACAAATGCCGGGACTTGCTCCGGAACATGTATAAGAAACGCCCCATAAATTGGGAAACTCAGCTAATAGACCTGTGTCTATTGGAATATCAGAAAGAAAGCAAAGAACCTACATTATTTAAAGAATAACATTATGCACAGTTGGTTTACATGCCGTATCTCCTATGAAAAGGTACTGGAGAACGGACTACAGAAGAAAGTAACGGAACCCTACCTGGTGGATGCCTTGTCATTTACCGAGGCAGAAGCCAGAATCGTGGAAGAGATTCGTCCTTTTATATCCGGGGAATTTACCGTTGCGGATATCAAACGGGCACATTACAGTGAACTTTTCTTCAATGAAAACGGTGACCGCTTTTATAAGGTCCGTATTTATTTCATAACCTTGGATGAAAAGAGCGGAGCGGAAAAAAGGACTCTTGCCCGCATGCTGGTACAGGCTTCATCTTTGAAAGATGCCATTTCCATTTTTGAAGAAGGCATGAAAAAAACACTGGCTGATTACAGACTTATAGAAGCCAGTGAAACCCAGATCATGGATGTTTTCCCTTTTAACGGGGAAGCCGGTCAACAGGATAAAACGGAGAATCCCCCAGAAAACAATGACAGCAAGTGAATTTTACTCCATAAGATGGCGGTCCGGTATGCGGATCGCCATCGGAAACCTGCTGGAAGAAGTCGTCTCTGTCGACTTCAAGGATCGCTGCATTGCAATCGAAGACAGGAAAGGCTTAGTTTGGATCAATAGTGAATTTGTAATATTAAAACATCCCCCAATGAGTGAGTTAAAACATACCCTGGATATAACCCCGCCAGCCGATAAACGGCTCGTGGAAAAAAAAGCGGTCAGAAACCTCGAATGCCCTACCTGTCACGGGACAGGCGGTTTCAAGGACGGAAGAGGTCATAATGACGACCATTATACGGAATGTGCCCAGTGTGACGGAACCGGAAAAGTAAAAGCAATCATAACAGTCGAATGGGCTCCGGATTACAATTAAATAAAAAGAACATGGAGAAAACAAAAATCTTATCCTGGCCGGATTTTTATCGGGACCGGGTACGAAACAGAGAATACGATGAGTATTTCCGTAAGAAATACGCCCGTTTCTTGACAGAAATAATCTTGAACATTAAAAGACTTAGTAACCTGATGTCTGGCGAAGTCGTGCTAAAGGAAGAAGGTTGTGGCATTGGGAGCGTGGTAAAGAACCTGTCGCAGTTTTATCCTAAACTGGCCAAGGAACTGACCGAAGAGGAAATAAATGAAAATGCCGGTGACGTTACCAAGATTATATTCGCGGACCTGGATTCAGGAATATTAGATTTATGCAGAGATAACACCCGTTTTATGAACCTGGGCAGATACCTTGAAAAGGTTCCCCGATTTTATACCAGAGAAAATATCCTGGAAAAGAAATTCTTTGAACCCGGTACGATGGTTGTCACACATGGAGTATTGGAACATTTTTCCGATCCGGATATCACCCGCATATTATCTACCTACGAAGATTCTTGTGTGTCCTTCCAGGCCCATTATGTACCGACATCCGGATACCGGAAACCATCGTTCGGCGATGAACGTCTCCTTCCGGTTGATTACTGGAGTTCCTTGGTGAAACCGGACTACTACATCGTCGATAACGACGGGCTGGATTTATATATGTTTAAGTGTAGTGAACAAATTAAAAAAGCGGTATGACAATAGAAGGTTATGAAAAGGCCGGTATTATTCTCGGTCGGATATCTCAGTTAAAGGCATTGAAGAAACGGATGGAGGAACACCCAAAAGCAGGAGTAGGAATGATAGATTCCCGTGGCAGTTATTTCGAAGTCACGGAGTTTGTGAAGCCTCATGAACTTAGTGATATGTACATCTCACGTATCCAGGAACTGATCGGTACGTTGCAAAATGAATTTAACTCGCTATAGATATGACGGCAAAACGTATTCCCCGGCAGATAAAGCCGGACACGGCAAAAAACGTATCGTCTTTGGATGACATCATCCAAAGACAGATGTGGCGGGAAAAAAGGCTGATCCCTGTCCGGATCAATAAAACGACAATCGTATTACGAAATAGAAAATGATACGCAAAGGAGACAAGTTTAAGGTGCATTGGGCCGGTCATACATGTTATGAAGGCCGAATATACCAAGTCACATCGATTATACATGACTGCACATGTCCCAATCCTAACTGCTTCGTAAACGGTAAACCGGAAGTTCCCCGCAGACCCCACGCCCATATCAGGGCGGATTTGATTAAATGCCCATACCCGCAAATGGAGATGAGAGATTTTATCTTTAACGGGATCGATGAAGAAACGTTGATTGATATTGAAAATTCAACTTATCATCTGGAGATCGTACGGGAAAAAGGCGATCAATTGTCATTGTTTTAGTTCTAACAGATAAAAAAAATAGCTTATTAATATGAAGAAGCAAAGCTGGAAAATGCACTTTTATAAAGGAGTCCCCTGCCGATGGGACGGAGACCGTTACGATGAAGAAAGGGAGAATTATATTTTTGAGGCCGACCTGTATATCTCAGGTTACGAAAGGGGCCGTTCTTCTGCGGTCATGCTTCTTGTCCCATTTAAGGACAAGAATAAAGATTTCTTTTCTCATAAATTCCATTACCGGGTATTTATGAGTGATATCGAAGATATTGTAAAAGGAATGGTTAGGGGCCGGATAAAAGGTTCTTTCACCTGGGTAAAGAAAGGTTCCGATTATGGGATTCAACTGGTTAAAGTAACAGACCGAAAAAATGGAAATGCAGAGAGTTGTATTGGATGAGAACGTTATCCCGCCGATGACGCATCCCTGGGGACAAGTATGGAAACAACCGGACAGAAACAATCTGGTTCTTGATGACAAATATGCCATGATGTATAGATGGGATTTT